GGCCAATGCCAAGCGAGCCGGGTCCGAGGGTGGAGGCCCGTTGACAGAGAATGTGCTTACTGATGTGCGCAGCACATATGCATCAACTGATGGTTAGTGGCCACTACTGCTAGAAAACGGCGTGACGGCGGGGCGTGTGACTGCGGCGCGACTTGTCAAAGCCAACCCGCCGGCACGCCGTTTTCAAGTAGTGGCCACTAACCATGCAGTTTATGCTCGTTAATGGAGATGGCGAACGTGGTGTTGTGATGGGTCTTGTGGGCGAGCAGAAGGGCATGGTGAGGGGGGAAGTCCCCAAAAAGTGGTCATCTGTGTGGGAAGAAGGTGGCGGCGGGGTGCGTGCGCTTCATACTCCTCTGCGGCGTCCGCGGGCTCGGGGAGGACAGCAGCACCAGGGGCAACCTCCCGGAAGAACACGACGGCACGTCCTCACCAGGGTTGGGCATTGTCGTCACCACGTGGGGACCCATAACAGTCGCGCGTGAAATGCTCCCGCCTGTACAAGACGCGTGGGTGAGAAGGAAGATAGAAGGCTCCTGGCAGTCCGTTCGACATCCTTCCCTGAAAAAGGAGAACAGCAGCAGCAGGAAGAACAGCACGAACAGCAGCAGGACTCATGCCAGCGGCGGCAGCAGCAGCAGGAAGATGGCCGTCGTGCTACCCGCCCGACTGCGGCCCGGCGTCCAGGGTCAACCGCTTCGGCTCGTCAGCAGCAGCGGCCGTCCCGTTCAGCGCGGCCAGGACGGCACGCCGGGCCTCGGGGAAGGGAACCAGGGCGGCGAGCAATACCTGGATCAGGGCCGCGGCGCCCGGGTCGGCCAGCAGGTTGACCGAGCGGTTGTCCACCGTCAGGAGCGGCTTGACGACGCCCGACCAGCCGGGGGAGTTGCCCTTCTCCTTGCCCGGCCCCTTGGTCAACCACAGTTCCGGCTTGTCCTGGTGGACGGCCAGCTCCGCGGCGGCCCTGGCCTGGGCAGCGGCGAGGAGAACAGCAGCACGATACCCCTTGAAGGAGCGGGCGGCCCGCTTCCCTTCCGCCCGCCGCATCCAGTCGTCGTGAACAGCAGCACCGACCCCAGCAGCAGCAGCGGCGACGTGGGGGAAGGCGCCGGCCCGGACGAAGGCGGCGACCTGGGCAGTCAGCTCCGGGGTGGGGCGGGTCGGCATGGCGGCGTCATCCAGGGAGATCGTGCGGCGTACGCCAGCAGCCGCACAGGGGCCGTGCGGAGCAGGCCCGTTCATCATCCTGGCACTACAGGATGATGAACAAGAGCAGCAGCAGCAGGAGTGGGCCGGGGAAGAACGAGGGCAGCAGCAAGACCATCACCCCCAGCAGGAAGAGAGAGAAGAGGAGGAGGAGGAGAGAGAAGAAGGGGACCGGCACACCCACCAGCACGCCGCAAGCCAGGGGGCACACCGGCACGCAACACGCCATGCCAGACACGATGCAGACCGCCCGTTTCCCGCACCACGGGCCGGGAAACGACCCGGACAACCCGCAAAGCGCCGGCCAACAGCAAACCGGGAAAAAACAACCCAAACCACAAAATGGAATCTTCACCAGTTCAGTGATGATTTCTAGTGTACATCCGTCCCGGTTTCGGTCGGGAAAAGGCGGGGGACCCGTCCCGAGGCTCCGCGGAGCGACCCGTCAGATGGGGGACGGGCTCGGGACGGGGCGGGGTCAGAAAGGCCGGCCGGGTGTTTCATGCGGCGCTGCTCGTTCCGCCGGTTGTCGGGTCTCCCGGCACACCATGCCCGGCCGGCCGCTCGCGGCGGTCAGGCGCGGCTGTAGAAGTCTCTCAGGATGCGGTCCTGTTCACGCCGCAGCTGTTCTATCGTGATGTCGCCTTCCCGGTAGTTGTCGTAGCACTGCCACACCTGGGCCTTCAGGTCGGTGGGCAGGCCCCGCCAGTGCTGGCCACAGGCGAACAGGTGCGGGGCAATCAGCCGGCCGCAGCCGTCGAAGGGGCACTCTCTCATGCGGCCTCCCGAGGCGCGTTGGCCCCGAACGGGAACTCGATCAGCTGTTGCTTCGGCGCCCGGGCTTTGGGCTGGTAGCCCGGGCGGTTGCAGAGGGGGCATATCCCCTGCTCGCGCTTCTTGCGGTTGCGGGCGCCGCTCGACTTGCGGGCCTTGTCGCGGCAACCCAGGCACATCGTCTTAGCGAGGTCCAGGCGGGGCTTGCCGCACTTGACGCATAGCCCGCCTTCCTTGCGTCGGGCGTAGAGCTTGTTACTGGTCGCGCTCATGCGAACTCCTTTCCGGGCGAAACGGCGGGCCGGGGGTTGTCGCGCTGAGTCCGATCGCGAGCCCCCGGCCCCGCCCGTCACTGCCCCTTCGGCAGGGCTCGGGGCATCGGCAGCTGCACGGCCAGGTCGTCCAGCCGCCGCTCGATCAGTTGCAACTTCCGGCACATCTCGGCCACGTCGCACGGGTCCGGCTCGGCAATCCGCAGCCCCAGGCGCGGCCGGCCGCCCGTGATGGGCAGTGGGACGGCCTCCGCGGGAGGGGTCATGGCGAGCTGGGCGGGGACGGCCGCGGCCAGGGGCAAGGGCGTGCTGCCGGTGGGACCCGGCTGCATGATAGCGGTAGTGCCCACCACGGATGGGGTGCCGATCTCGAAGCCCGCCCGCCAGCCGGTACTCGCACAGTTGCCTGGAAAGGCCCCAGGGACGTTGCAGCCGGTGGCCGCCCCCATGGCGGCTAACAGGCCGGCGGTCCACCAGCGAAAGCAGTTCCTCACCATGACTTCTCCTTGTCGAAGGGGTTTTCTCTGTCGCTTCCTGCGACACCCCTACTATCGGCCGGCCGTCGGGGGAGAATTTAGTCGTTGCCCGGAAAGGAGTTACGGCTTGTCGGCCTTGCCCGTTCCGGCAGTGTCGGGCGGGGCAAGGGAGGCAAGGTCAACTCCCCAGCAGCATCCGGGCAAGGGTCCGGTTCATGGCCGGCCCGACGTAGCGGAAGCCGGCCGTCAGCCGAGTCGTCGCGTGGGGGATCGCCTTGCTGTTCCGTGGTGCCAGGCCCGGCGCCCGCGTCATCACCCAATGGGGCGACCGCCGGCGGGCGGCGATCATGGCCGGGTGCGTCGTGGTGCTGGTGGCGTGCCAGCCCAGGGCCTTCCACATCGCCGCCACGGTGTCTGACAGGGCATTGCCGATGCCGGCCCCCTGGTAATCGGGCAGGCAGACCGTGCGATGCTCGCGGCGGGCCGGCATGCCGCCCCCCCGGACCAGGGGTAGCCAGGCGGAGAAGGCTACGGGCTCTTCGCGTGCGAACGGCCCCCCCTCGCCCCGGACGTAGGCGACGAAGCAGACTGCAGACTGGTGTAGGTCGCCGCTCAGATAGTGGTGCTGTGCGAATAGCGGCCACGCCGATGCCTCAACACGAACGACGTAGAGAGTGATGCCAGGGCGTTGTCGAAGCGACCTCCATGCAAACCGCTGCTCGGCGGGCCGGTAAACCCAGTCCGGGTTCAGCCAGGGCTCTACGTCTTCGTGGCAGGTCAGGGCGACGAACATCAGGCCGCGGGAGCGTACGGCTTTTTGGAGGGCGTGACTCCCGATTTGGGCCACGGTGCGGTCAACGACCGACGTGAACTCGTCAAAGACGATGGGCGTATCGCCCCTCACGTGCTGGTCGGGGTCCGCGGCCGCCTCAGCGAGCAGCCGGGCCAGGGTGACGCGGAACTGCTGCCCCGTGGAAAGCACCGAGAAAGGACGCAGCCACGCAGGCGGCGAGGAGAAGCCCACAGAAGACAGCAAGCCAACAACCTCCTTGACGCCCAGGGCGCCCGGGAAGTCGTCCAGGATCGCCCGGCCCGATGACCACGAGGCGCGGGTCTGTCGGGCCGATTCTTCCGGCCACAGCCGGCGGGCAATCGTGCTCTTCCCGCAGCCACTGGGACCGACAATCAGGCCAACGTTCCACGGCTTCTCCTCCAAAGGAAGGTCCACGTCCCACTCCACGCGGGATGTGGCCTCCGGTGCCAGGTCGAACATCCCCCGCACCTGCTGGACGCGGGGGGTGTCCTCGACGGGGGATTCAACGACAATGTGCGTCTTCATTGCGGGTTGAACCGACGCGGCTCACTCCGAGTGCTTGGGCTCGGCGGCGGCCGGGGCCGCCCGCAGCGCTTCCAGGATGGCGCCGATGCGCCGCAGCTTGATGGCGCGCACGGCCTCCTCAATGCCGGCGGCCATGCCGAACCGAATCACCTGGGCCTCTTCCTCGGTCACCAGGCCGGCGACGGAGAGACCGGTGGTGATGACGATGCCGAGCTGGAAGCGCTCCAGCACTTCATCGGGGACGGCGGTTTCTGCTGACATGGTGCCTCTCAGGAAGTGAGCGCCTTGCACACCCAGCCCTGGCGCTTCAGCTGCCGGAGCCGATCGACCTGCTGGCGCTCGTTGTCGCAGTCGATCAGGATTCGGAAGTTCTCGGGAGTCTGGCCCTCCTCATTGCCGCCCATCTTCTTGCCGCGGCCCTTGGCCTTCTCCAACTGCTCCGCCACACTCCGGGCATTGGCGGAAAGCGCGTCCCACAGCGCTTGCACCGTCTCGCTGTCGCTCTGCACGGTGTCCCGGAGCTGCGATAGCGCGGCGTCGTCGTAATCGGCGAGCTGGGCCAGGGGGTCGATGGAGAGCAGCAGCTTGCGGGCCTCGTCGTCGGTGACGTCCAGGATTTCGACATCGACTTCGTCATCCGGCCCCAGCGTGTCGCGGCGCAGGTGGCCGTCGATCAGCTTCAGCCGCCCGTCCGGCAGCTCGTAGGCCAGCACGGACCGTGCGAAGCCGATCTCCCCCAGCAGGGCCGTGAGCGCCTCCTTCTGCGCCTCGGGGTGCTGGCGGGGGTTCAGTTCGTGGGGGACCAGGTCCCGGACCTTGACGCGGCGGTGCCCCTTGATGCGGTTGCGGAGAGCCATCGGTCGCCCCGAGTTTGACACTTTGACAGTTTGACATGCCGCTACCGGGCCGTGCCCCGCTGCAACTCTAGCGGCCGCGGCGGCGCGTCCCACGGCGGGGTCAGGCGCCCCGTGCAGACCAGCGCCCCCCACCAGACGGCGGACAGCGCCAGCAGAATCAACAGGTGTCGCCAGCGCACTTTACCCCTCCGGCTTTACGAGAACGTCCCGCCCGGCCGGGATCAACGCGTCGGGGAACTCCCACAGCCCCAGGCGGCCGGCGAACGGGACCGGCTCCTTGAAGTCCGACACCACGCGCAACTCCCAGGCCCAGCGGCCCGGGCGGTAGTCGCCGAAGGACCACTCGTCGGGGCCCATCATCACGTCTTGGTCGGCGCCAACGCCGCACTCGCCGATGGGGTGACAGTCGAGCACTTCGACCACGCCCAGGGCTGCGCCGTGAGGCAACTCAACCGTGTCGGCGTTGCGCTCCCACTCCTCCAGGCCGAGGGCCGAGCGGAAGGGCTCGCAGCACGCTAAGTCCAGCGTGTCCCGGACCCGCTTCTTGCTGGCGTGAATGACCAGCGGCCCGCGGTAGTCGGTCTGCCAACTCCGCGTCTCGAAGCGCTTGGCCCCGAGCACGATCAGGGACGCCCACGGCTGGATGACGCTGAGTGCCTTCATGGGTCTCATCCTACATGCCCCGGCGCCAGCGCTCAAAGGCCAGTCGCGTAGTCGGGGCACGCCTTGCAGCGCTCCAGGGTGCACGTGCCGTACAACTCGCACGCGCGGACCCACTTGCCGGGGCAATTGCACCCTCCTTTGTCCAGGACATCCCCGAGGCGCAGGCACGGCAGCGACCGGCCCGCCTTGGCCTCCCCGTCCCACAGGGCGCGGTAGGCCGGGTCGGCGAAGTAGAGTTCGCAGACGCGGCACCCGGGCGCCGGCCGCCCCTGCTGTGCGTGGTCGCACGGCCTCATGCGGTCACCGTCGCGGCGGCGGCCCCCGCGCCGCAGCCGCCGTTGGAGGTCAGGGTGAACGACAGGGCCAGCGGCGAGCACACCGCGGAGCCCGCCGCGGTCGGGTCGAAGTTGGCAGCGCCGGGCGCGCTCTTGAGTCCACTCAAAAACCAGGTGCCGCCCGTGCACGACAGGCTGATGGTCGTCGGCAGCCCGCCGCAGAGGACGGAGCTGGCCTGCCAGTTCTGGAGGATGCCCCCCTGGTACGCCAGCGCCACGGTCCCGGACAGCGCGCCCGTGAACGTCACGTGCACCGTCTCGGGGATCGCGTCCGCGCAGCAGCCGTTGGTGACCGTGTGGCAGGCGCACGGCAGCGCCGGCGGCTGGCACTTGACGTAGGGCATCCCGAAGAGGAACTGCCGCGCCCACGTGCCGGCCGACGGTGCCGCCGCCATCAGGTAGTAGCCGAGCAGCCCCGGCATCGTCGGATAGAGCACGCACCAGCTGTCCGGCACCTTGGGGCCGCGTGGCCCCCGCGGGTGGGCGTAGTACCAGACAGCCAGCTCCCCGTCGCAGGTCAGGACTACCGCATGGACGTAGTCCGACTTCGGGTGAAAGATCGTCTGGCACTTGAGCGCGCCGACCCGGCCGCGCGCGCGGCCCGGCTGGAGCACGGCGGGCCGGCCGGCGTGCGCCGCGGGGATGCCGGTGTAGGGGTACATGAACTCCCCCGCTCAGGCCCGGGCCGCGAGTTCGGCCAGGGCGGTGTAGGCGCCCTCAATGGCCCCCTTCAAGGTGGCCGTGATGGCGTACAGGCCATCGTCCAGCTGCTGCTTGGTCAGCCCCGACAGCGGGACCGAGTCCAGGTCCTCCTGGCTGATCGTGGTCTTGAGCCCCCCCTGACTGTCGTAGAGCACGTTGAGTTCGTGCGCCACGGGGTACACTTCGCGGATGATTTTCGCGGCCGCATTCATAGCGCGGCTGATAGCGTTCTGTTCGAGCGCGGCCATGGCCATGATCGATACTCCTATTGTTCGAGGCCGTAGGATTGCAGGTCGTCCACCAGGGCGTTGACGAACTGCGCCAAATCCTCCGCAAAGGCGCGGAGGTTCTCGTAGGCGGTGCGCAGGGCGTTGAGGTCGGTCAACTGGGCGTAGGGCGTGCCGGCCTGGGCGTTGTCGATGCCGGTGTAAGCGCTGCTCTCCGGGTCGCTCGTGTAGGCGGAGAGGGTGCGGTCGGCGGTGGCGTAGGCCTGGGTCAGCGCGGCCGCCCGCGCCACTGGCGTCACGGCGAAGAAGCCGATCTGCACGCCGCCCGAGGCGCCCCGGGCGCGGAAGTATTCCTGCGCCGTCGAGGTGTAGTAGACGTAGTCAACCCGGTCAGCCGCACGGCTGGCGTGCGTGGCCACGTTCCACAGCACGTCGGTTCTTGCCGCACTCTGGTTAGCACTCGTGCTGCTGTCGAGGAGCACAAGGGAGCCGACGCCAAAACCGGCAGCCGCAGTGCCCGTGGTCGAATGACCCAGCGCCATCACTGTCGTCACGGCGGCCGTAACACCATCCTTTTGTGCGACGTGAAACTTGTACAAGGGCGGGTTGCCGGCCAGCCCGATACCAACAGCATTAGCAGGCGAGCCATTGCCGGCGGTCAGAACGATTATCTTCCCCTCAGCTCCAGTACCGCCTGGTGCAAGGATTAGCACGTTGTTGCCGCTCGTCCCCACCTGGACGCTTCCGCGCCCATCAATGCTGGAACCGGCGCCAAAGGTCATCCCAAACCCGGTCTCCAGCGACTCGGTGATCGAGCAGCGCCGGATCGTGGTGACGTACGTAGCCACGTTCGCTGAAAACGTGCTGCCGCCGGACACGAAAAGGCCACCATTGCTGCCGTTGACGCCGCCGTAGATCGACCCGTCGTCTGCGATTTTTGCCTGGACCTCGCCGGCGGCGCTCGTGACTTGAAAGGCGGTGGCACCCGTCTTGGTGCCCGTGGCGATGGTCTGCGCGGCCGTGAAGGCGTTCGCCTGGCCCAGCCGGGCGATGTCCGTGTAGCCCAGGGCCGCCGTCACGTCGCTGCTGGTGAGTGTTACCGCCCCCGTGCGGGTGTTGAAGCTGTTGACGACGTTCACCCAGGCCGGCACGCCGCCCGTCACCCCAAGCACGGTGGTACTGCCGCCGATGCCCAGGCGCGTCACTGCCCCCGAGCTATTAAGATACTCGATATCCCCCGTGGTCGTCATGGCGCGGGGGTCGTTGAGCAGGCTGGCGTCGGTGATGACCAGGGCCACGAACGAGTTTTGCCGGTGCGCCGCCGCGGTCTGGGTGCCGTTGACCGACTCCGCGGCCCGCGTCACCGTCCAGGTGGTTCCCGCGACGGCGGTGACGAGCAAGATTTCGTCGTCGATGCGGATGCGGAACTGGCCGGCGGCGGGGAAGCCGGTGACCGACGTCACGGTGAGGCTGGTCGCCCCCGACGTCAGGTCGGCCGACAGGAAGGTGTGCGCGTCGTTGGCAAACTTCTCGGTAGGCACGCGGCACTCCCTACGGCGACAGGACGCGGCGGAAGGGCGCCAGCAGGTCGGCCACGTCGCGGGCCGGCGCGCCGGGGTGGACGTAGCCGGCGGTCGTCCCCGAGGCCGGCACGGTTTGGCTGACGTACGGGTCGCGCTGCCACAGGTAGTAGCTGGAGGCGACCCAGCGGGCGCACGCCTCCTGCACTGCCTCCGGAATGGTCGTGTAGCCGGCCGTGTACTTCACGCGCCAGTAGCCGGGTAGCCGCGGGAAGGCGTCGCCCCCCTCGTAGCTCACCAGGCCCGCGGGCCAGGGGAGGGCGTTCTGGCGGTAGAGCACGCCGTCCGGGGTGAACTCGTAGTCCTCCAGCTCGGAGAGGTGCATCCGCAGGCCGGCCCACACCCCGCGAGCGTTCTTGGCGGGCTGCGACTGCGTGCCGTCACCGAGGTAGGGCGTCACGTACAGGTCGGCGGACGGCCACAGCCCGTAATCGCCGGTGGCGCTGCCCCGCACCTGGGCCGTCCAGCCGGACACGCCGGCTATGGCCGTGGCCAGGGCCTGCAAGGTGACGTTGCCGGAGTAGGTCAGGCCGCTCGTCGTCGTGGTGACGACGCCCGAGGCGACCGAGACCAGGGTGAGCCCTGTCGATCCCACGGCGACCGTCGCCCGCTGTACCAGGGCGCTGGTGTTCTTGACCTCCAGCACGGCTTCGGGGCCGTAGCGGACCCACGTGACCGACTGGACCGGGTACTCGCGGAGCTGCAAGCAGCCGCGGCCGCCATCGTACAGCTCGTCGATCGTGCGGGCGTAGAAGCTGCGGCGACAGTACTTCTCGACCGTGTCGGAGCAGGCGGTGATGAGGACGGCGAGTGCCGCGTCCTGGCCGGAGCCGCCGAGGCTGGCAATGCTCTGGTAAGCGCGGGCCAGGGTGATCAGGTCCTTAGCGGCCATGAAGTGCCCCCTCGCCGCGGGCCAGTTGCCAGGTGACAAGGTCGCGGGTGACGTGGCAGTAGCCGCCTCGCGAGAGCGTCAGCGGCCCGGCGAGTCGCCCCAGGTAGTCCCACGGCCCGCCCGGGCCGGCGGCGTTGAACCAGGCGGGCAGGACGAAGTTCGACACCCGGACGCCCGCCAGTTCGTACTCGTCGCGCTCGACGGGGTCGCAGACCTGGTGCGCGATGGCATAGGGGCCGTAGTCGTCGGCCAGGGAGTGGGCGAGTGTCCCGAAGGGGTCGGCGAGCTGCTCCAGCACTTCGTGCGAGAGGGTGACCGTCCAGGGGACGCCGGCCCGCTCGGACGTGCGCGCGAAGACGAAGGCGCCAGGCCTGCCGTCGGGGGCTAGCCCGTGGTAACCGAGTAACCCGGCCTCGTCGCTGTCGTCCAGCACGCGGACTAGCTCTACGAGCGGCCCTGGCGGCTCGCTGGTTGGCGGGGCGGCACCGGTGGTGAGGGCCGCCGTCAGGCCCCAGGCCGGCTGGAAGTGCAATTCGAGCTGGCTCTGGACTGCCGCCACGGCTGCGGCGAACGTGTCCGGTGGTACGGTGCGGCCCTGGTTGACCACGAGGATCTGTCGCATGGTAGGCTGCGGGCCGGTGGCGAGGCGGCCCGGGGCGGCGCTGGCCCCGGGCCAATTACGCACGAACAGAAGACGCTCAGGTGACAATCTCATCGACGCTCGACAGGTCGTCGTCGCTGGCCGGTTGATACCGGGCACGACCCAGGGCGAGCACGGCCGCCAGTTGCGAATTCGCGCTGTTGGCCATCGTGCCGCGAATGTAGCGGTAACCGGCCGACAGCTCCTCGGCCTTGACGACAACGATGGCCTGCTTGGCGCCGTCGCTGCCGGCGCCGGTCAGCTGGGTGATCGACTTGCCGCTGATGGTGGTGTAGCTGCCGCCCGACGTCGTCGACTCCTCCACCAGGAAGTCGAAGGTCGCCGAGGCGTTGATGACGCCCAGCATGACGATGAAGGCGACTTCTTCCCACTTCGACATGTCGATGACGTCGGTGGAGCTGTCGGCGTTGTTGGCGTCGATGGGGTCGATCGTCGCGACGATCGCCCACTCTTCGTGAAAGAGCTTTCGGCTCATGGTCTCCTCGGTTGGGGGGAAAGGGTGCGGGCCGGATCACAGGGCATGTCGTCGGGGCTCCCCTCCCCGGCCCGCGCGCCCCTTCAGGATGTCAACCCGCTGCCAGGGTGACGAAGCTGCCCAGCGTGCTGCTGGCGTCACTGAGCGTCACCTTGTCGCGGAGCCACGGGCAGCCGCCGACGCGGCTGACCACGCGGAAGTACGTCTGGTTCGTGGTGAAGCCGGCGTGCTCGCTGAAGGCGACCTCGTAGCGCTGGCGGTCGCCGATCAGGTAGTGCTCGCCGTTGGCCAGGAGGATGTCCCCGGCCGTGTTGAGCGCGGGCAGCTTCTCGGTGACCTCCACCGGGTGACCGAGGATCTGCCACTGCGGCCGGCCGGTGACGTCGTTGCCCAGGAAGATGACGTTGTCGCCGCCCGTCATCGTGAGGAGCTTCTGGATGACCGTGTTGTGGATCGCCCAGAAGATGGCGCTGTCGGGGCTGGTGCCCCGCAGCAGCTTGCCGTAGAGGAGCGCCACGTCGGCCAGCGCCACGGCCGATGCCGCCGAGCGCGTCTGCGTGAAGGACCAGTTGGACACGGCGGTGACCATGCCGAGCGGCTTCTTGACGCCGTCGCCGCGCAGGAAGGCGTAATCCTCGTACCAGGCCACGCCCTCGGCGAAGAGGTTCTTGAGGAAGCTGTCCAGGGCCGGCGCGTCGTCCAGCAGGCTATTCGAGATCTTCGAGTAGCCGCTGAGTTCGTAGTTGGTCAGCTCGACTTGCTTCAGGCGCGGCTCGGACTGGTTGAGCGAGCCGCCCTCCTCGCTCCAGCGCAGGACCAGGCCCGACAGGCTGGCGGTGTCGCCAGCGGAGGGGGCCGTGGTGTAGTCGGGGGTCGGGACCTCGACCGTGCGGCCGGTCATCGTGATGACGCGGGCGCGCTTGCGGACGATGCTGATGTCCCGGACGCGCAGGGCGATGTCGTCGAAGTGCTGGGTCGGCACCGCGAAGCCGCCGCGGCTGCCGACGTTGGACGTCATCTCGGCCTTCTTGGTGGCGTCTTGCTCCCATTCGTGGAACGTGCTGCCCATGTCCTCCAGGGCCTTCAGGTCGCGGTTGGCGACGGCCAGGAGGAAACGGCCGAACGACTTCTTGGGGTCGCCGTCGCCCTTCTCGCCGAAGATCACCTTGCGCTGCGTCTTCTGGCTCTTGGCCAGCGTGTCGCCGAAGTCCTTGAGCGCCTTGGTCACGGCGCCGTCGAGGGAGGCGGTGACCTTGGCCAGGCTCTCGCCGAGTGCCTTGCCGACGATCTCGGCGGTCACGTCGTGGGTGAGGGGCTTGGCGGCGCCGGAGGCGCAGAGGGCCTCGGCGTCCTTGTCGTCGCACTCGATGCGGGCGCCGGCCTTCTGGCCCAGCACGTCTCGCAAAAGTTCGATCCACTTCACGGGTGTTACTCCAGGGTTGAGGGGCGGACGGCGCTGCAACGGCTCCATGTTAGACCCGGCCGCGCGCCCGGTCGTAGGCCGCCGCGAGCCGTTCTTGCGCCATTTGGTCGATGTTGAGACTGTCTATCGCGGTTGCAACACTTTTGCGGACCTCCGATTCCGTCCGGAAGGGCACGGCCGGCGCGGCGGGCGCGGGGCGGGGCACGTCGATACCCAACTCGGCGAGCTGGCCCGGGGTGATCAGGCTCTTGGCCACGGCCTCGACCACGCACTCGGGGTTGACCGGAAGCCACGTGCAGCTGTACTCGATCAGCGCCCACTTCGTGACGACGCGGTACGCCTTCTCCCACTCGGGGTTCTTTTTCACTTCCTCGTCGGTGGGGGCGTGGGCCTCCAGAGTCAGGAAGCCGACCGATTTGCCGGCCATGAGCCCGGCCTTGACGAGCGCGAAGGCCGCGTCGGCCGGCCAGGGGCGGTCGCCGGTCCACTCGGCGGGCCGGTCCGGGTAGACGGTCTTCGCCTTGACGCCGCGCGTGCCGTCCTCGCGCACCTTGCGCCGCCATGCCGACTTGCCGACCGGCTCGCGGGTGTAGTCGTGGTTGAGGGTCACCACGGGGTTGAGCTTGTAGAGCGAGTCGTCGAAGCCGGAGAGGAGCACGACGTCCTTGTGGCGGTCCAGCGCCTCGGTGTGGATCCACGATAGGTCGGCGCGCTCGCCGGGGAGCAGTTCGGCCGTCGCCTTGTGGACGACGGCACGGGCATACTCGTATTCTGGGTGCGCCTCGAGGAGTGCGTCGAGAGCCTTGGCGTCGGTGTCGCGCATCGGGAAGCCCAGCGGCCCCTCGGTATCGCCGTAGTCTTTGAGGAATCGGGTCATCACAGGCTCGCTTTCTTGAGGACCAGGGCCAGGATCATGCCGCCCAGCACGCCGATCAGTAGGTTGACACCGGGGTGCTGGGGCCACCAGTCCCAGGCGCCGCCGGCCGCGGGGCGGGGCGGCTCGGCGGAATACTGGGCGTATTGCTGCTGGGGCGACTGCCACTGGGGGCGGTAGTAGCTGTCGTTCATGGGACACCCCCTTCACCGCCGCCGCGGCCGCTGGGGCCGCTGCTGCTTCTGCTGCTGCATCAGCTGCCGCGCCACGACCTTGTCGGCCAGGCGCGCCCGCTCGATCTGCTGCTTGGCTAGGTTGGCAGCCATCTGGCTGTTGCGCTCCCGCTGCTTGTTCTGCCGCTCGGTCTGGCGCTGCTGCTCCAGCTGCTGCCGCTCCTTCAGAACCTCCTTCTTGTCCTTCTTGGGCTTGTTGTTGGCGCCGGCGGCACCGGCACCGCCGGCCTGCTGGCCCGCGCCGGCCATGCCGCCCTGGACGCCGGCGCCCTGGTTCATGCCGCCGCCGCCCATGCCGCCGCCGCCCATGCCGCCGCCGGCCGGCTGGCCGCCGCGGTCCATTTTCCCGGCCATGACTAGCCTCCTTGGTCCCGCAGCCACGGCGGCGCGTCGCCCCAGGGGACCGGGGGCAGGCCGAGTTGGCTGCGGACCTCGTTGATGGTGCGGATGCCCGCCTGCACGTTCTGCGCGTCCTCCTCCAGGCGGCGGGCCAGCGCCTGGGGGGCCGGCTCGCCCGAGGCGACGAACAGCCGGCCGCTGGGGTCGTAGAGCGGGATCAGCCGCTCGTTGATCTTCTCGTCGCGCCGCGCCAGCCGGGGCCGGATCGCCGTCACGGCGTGCTGGCTCTCTGCGGCCTGGACGTTCGCCATATTCGTTTCGCGTGTCATGTAGCTGACCGGCACGCCGAAGGCGCTGGCGATGACCTCGCGGCTGGCGCCGACCTCGGAGAGTGCCGACAGGTCGCCGAGCGATTGCTGCAGCAGCTGCACCGACAGCGGGCTCTCGCCGACGAGGACGCGGCCGGCGCCGCCGCGGCCGAACTTGGCGTTCCACTCCAGCTCGTAGCGCCGCGCCTCCTCCTCGCCGATGACCTCGGCGGGGCTGATGACGGCGTTGGGCAGGGCGTAGTTGTTGAACTTCGCCCTTTTCAGGGCGGTGTATTCGGAGTCCAACACCTGGTGCTCGTAGCAGGCGCGCAAGGGCGACAGGCCCGGGCCGTAGGGGTCGCGCGGGTCGGGGTACTTGAAGTGGACCACGTCCGCCGGAGCGTAGCGCACTGTCCGCCCGCCGCCGCGGTACTCGTAGTAGTCCACGACGGACGTCTCGCGCTCGCGGACGGCGCGCACCAGGTGCGCCGCCAGCGGCCAGATCTGCGCCGGCACGCCGAAGCCGCCCTCTTCCAGCAGCCAGTAGCACGAGCCGCTCACCTCCTGGTAGAGCGTCGTCAGTTCCCACAAGTCCCAGTGGTTGTGCTCCGGGTTGACGCTCCGGAAGAGCGTCAGGAGCGGGTGGTCGGTGACTTCCTCCACGAGCGCGGCCGCCTTGGTGTGGACCTCCAGGTGCGACAGCGCGTGCAGCCAGTCGCGGCGGTCGCGGGACAGCGCCTTGGTGCGGACCCGTGGCGACGGCTGGCCGGGCGTGGTCGAGACGTAGAGCTTCGGTGCGTGGCTGGCGCAGACCGAGGCGTTGAGGTTGGCGCAGGCGTAGGCGGTGTTCTTCAACTCCTGGAACAGCTCCGAGGCCGTCGGCGCGCGCTGGGTGCGGTGCCGGTCCACGGTGCCGGGCTGGCCGTAGGGGACCGGCCCGCCGGAGGACGGCGGCTGCGGGGGGCCGGCCTTGGGGGTGACCCAGGTGGCCAGGGCGTTCAGGGCCTTGGCGAGGGTGGCGCGCATCAGTCGAGGGTCTCCAGGGTGTCCTCGTAGGCGTTCACTGCGTCATCCCAGCTGGGCGATTGCTCTTCGTCCCGCGGGCTGTGACCGCGGCGCCAGCGGTCGGCGTGCGAGGTGTCCAGGGGCTCCCAGTCGTCGCGCTCGTCGTGGGCCGGCATGGTCAGCTCCAGCACTCGGGGTTGGCGAGGACGTGCTGCTGTCGGCGGCGCTCTACCTGCGCGTCCTCGTCGGCCGGCCGGGCGCCGAAGACAGAGCGCGCCGTCTCGGGGTCGCGCGGCTCGGTTGCCGGCTGTTGCCCACGGGCGGCGCGCTCGCCGCGCAGCCGGCCGATGAAGCGGCGGTCGATGCCGGCGACCAGGTAGCGCAGGGCGGCCAGGGCGTGGTTGTCCTGGTCGATGGGCGTCTCCGCGGCCAGGCCGGCCGCCTTCTCCTGGGCGTTGGGGTAGCGGTAAAGCTGCGCCTCGTTGGCGAGCGCGGGGCAGGCCAGGCGGCAGACCTTCAGGCGGCCGGTGCGGATGCGGGCCGACACGGCCATGATGCCGAGGCGCAGGTCGTTGGTGCCGCGCTGCACCTTGAGGCCTGCCTGGCGGCAGGCGTGGATCTCGGTGGCGCCGGCCGGGTCGGCGTACCACAGCACTTCGCGCCGGCGCGGGTCGAACTCCTTGCGCGGCGTCTTCAGGTGGCGGACGTGCTCGGTCAGGGTAACGTGGCGGCCGTAGCGCTCGAAGCACAGGTGCAACACGTCGTCCCTGGACAGCACGCCCCACAGCGCGGCGAAGGGGTTGTTCCAGCCCCAGTCCATCCCCCCGACCCAGCGCGACGAGTCGGCGAGTAGCTCCGGCAGCGGCCAGAAGTCCACCAGGCAGGACTCGAACTCGGGGTACACCAGCCCTTCCAGGGCGGTGAAGAGGCAGTTGTACTCTTGATCGACCCAGGATTGTCCGAGCGAGGCGAGTTCGGTGTCGATGAACTCCTTGGCGATCCGCGGCACGTCCTGCCAGGTGACGCACACGCGGGCCCAGGGGTTGTCGCCTGTGTACTCGCGCCAGAAGAAGCCGCGCTGGCCGTAGGGCGTGGACAGGCAGATGATGCGGCCCTGGCTGACGGCCAGCATGGGGCGGACGGCCTTGTAGAGGTCGTCGGAGACCTTGGCCGCCTCGTCGATGAGGAGCAGGTCCACAGCGGAGTAGCCGCGGGTCGTCCCCTCCTTGCCGGGCAGGCAGAGGATCCGGGAGCCGTTCTTCAACTCCAGTGTCGACAGCGTCTCCTTGACGGCCTCCAGGGGGCGGCCGACCGCGTTGTAGGCGTTCAGGACCTTGCGGAAGAGTTCGTAGCTCTGCCGCTGGGTCGGACTGAGGATGATGACTGTGGCGGCCGGGGTGAAGAGGGCGGTGTGCAGGGCCAGGGCGGCAACCGTGGTACTCTTGCCGGCCTGGCGGCAGCAGTTGAGGAGCACCTGGCGGGCGGGGGAGAGCAGGAACTTCTCCTGCCAGGGGTCCGGGGCGATGCCCTGGGCGCGGAGGATCAGCGCGGGGTCCAGGGCGAGCTTCAGGGTGTCGGCGGTGGTCAGGCTCACTTCTCTGCGGTCCCGTTACTGTTGCCGTTCTTGAAGAGCCAGGAGCTGCTAGCGGTCGTCAGCGAGATCAGGCCGCCGGCGAGCATGAGGGTGATGTCGCGGTCGCCGCGGTAGATGGAGACGGCCAGGAGCCCGGACAGCGCCAGTGCGGCGATGACGGCGACGATGAACTGCGTGTTGGGCTTGGCGAAGTCCACGCTGACACCCCGCTGTCATTGGGGGAGGGCGACTGTCCCTATTGTGTGGGGGGCGGGCGCGGCGGGGAAGCGCGGCCAGGGCGCGGCGGGGGGCGGTGGCGGCGCGGCGGCGGTATGACCGCTACGACCGCTTCCGGATGGCCTTGGCCCCGGCCCGCAACCTACAGATCAGGTTGGCGCGCGACGGTGCCGGCCAGGCCCGGGCCAGGGCCATCAGCGCGCGGAACTCCGGGCCGTCCAGGGTGTGCTTGGCCTGGTTGCAGCAGCGGCAGCAGATGATGACGTTGCCGATCCCGTAGGAGCCGCCGCGGCTGGTGGGCGTCTCGTGGTCGGCGCTGAAGTTGGCCCCGTGCAGCAGGGCGCCGCAGTAGGGGCAGGGGTTGTCGAGGGCCGCCTGGACGACGGCCCGCAGGTCGCCCACGGTGTAATTGAGGGGTGCGCCGGCCGCCCTGGCGCGCTCGTGGTGGCTGCGCCACATGTCGTAGGTACGGGCGGCGAAGGAGCGGTCGGCGTTCATGCTTTGGCTCTGGGCTTGAGTTGGCGAAGCATGTACTCCAGGGTCCGGTTCATCTTGTCCTCGGCCGCACTCCCGGCCGGACTCTCGGCCGCACTCCCGGCCGGACTCTCGGCCGCACTCCTGGCCGCACGCCAGGCCGCACTCTCGGCCGTACTCCTGGCCGCACTCCAGGCCGGACTCCCGGCCGCACTCCAGGCCGCACTCCTGGCCGCAAAGCTGGCCGCAAAGCTGGCCGCACTCTCGGCAGGACTATCGGCCGCACTCCCGGCCGCACTCCAGGCTGCACTCAATTCTTCTGTGGTCGCTTTGCCGCTGAGCCAGCGCAGCTTGACCCGGATCGCCTCCCAGGACGCGGCGGGTGGCTCCCTGCCGACGTTGCGCTCGGCCTTGAGCGCTTCCCAGGCGACTCGGCAGGCGAAGCGGTGGAGGACTTCGGTAGCGTCTGCCATCCAGAGGCACTTGCGGATGCGGGCACATGCTTTGTCGTCACCCTCAATGATCTCGCCCTCGAGGATGACGCGGCAGATCACGGGGCCGGGGGCGTAGTTAAGGGCGTCCAGGGCGCGGCGGCTGGCGTGCATGCCATTGTGGCAGAGGGACAGTGCTCCTCGAGCTTTGAGGGCACGCCCGCTCCGGACGCGCGAAAAGGGGGCGTACTGGAGTTTGCGGCTGGGCAGGAGCCAGTGCCATCCGAGCCAAGGTTTCTTGCGGGTCGTCATCGGTTCTTCTCTCTCTTTGGGCATGTGTGGAGGCGGAGCGCGCCGCTGCCCGGTGGCACGCGCACCGCGTAGCGCTGTGGGTTGAGCGAGTAATCGCCGTCACGCGCCGGCGTCGGTTCGAGGGGGACGGTCCGGCCGGTCGGCGTCGGGTACAGCGCGATCGGGCGTCCGCAGCTTCGGCAGGCGGGCAAGGTATTCCTCCCACAGAAGAAGGCCCTCGGCGAAGGCCAGGGCGTCGACCACAAGGCAGACGCATGGCATCGGAAACCCCGTGTCAGAGTGTGTCAAACTGTCAAACTCGCCTAACTCCTGATCTCATCGCCGCTTGCGGCGGTTTGACAGTTTGACACGGTCGAACACTCGGCAGCGACGTAGCGGCCGTAGCCGGACTTCTGGAGTAGCCCATCCGACACCATGCGCTTCATCATCTGGGCCGTGGCGTCGTACTCCCGGCCAGACTTGGCCGCCACCTCGGGGATGCCGACGGCGCGGCCGAACTCGCGGACGATCCGCAGCACGCGCCGGGTCTCCGGCGGGATGGTCGATTCGGGGTCGTCCTCGGCGGCTTCGCGCATGACCCACAGGCAGAACTGGCGGTCCCAGGCGATGGGGATCTCTCGTTCGTCGTCAATGTCCCGGCCCGTCACGCAGAGGGTGCCGGTGGGCGAAAGCCGCTGGCGCTTCAGCACCAGCACCACGTCGGCCGCAGCGGTCAACCCCGTGGTGGCGTTGACCTCGTCTAGGAAGTCTTCGGTCCCGGTCTGCTTCGGCTTGCGCGTGTGGGTGACGATGAGAACGGCCTTGTTGAGGCGCTGCGCCAGGGATTGGTACTGGGCGATGGCGAGGTAGTCTTCCTCGTAGAGGCCGATGTCGCCAGTGGACTTGTCGCGGACCCGCGCCAGTGTGTCGATGACGGCCAGGCGGCTGCGTGGGTGCCGGTCGAACCATTCGGCCAGGTGGTCTAACCCCCCCTCGGCGGTCCGGCACCACTGGACGGCCAGGTGCAAGGAGGGCGGGGCCGTGCCCTGCTGCCGTGAGAGTAGCTTGGAGAGGCGCCGCTGCAGGCGGCGCTCGCCGTCCTCCAGGGCCAGGTAGAGCGCTTCGCCGGGCTCGACGTCGATTTGCGACAGCGCCTTGCCGCCGTGGGCCACGGCGAGCGCCAGGTTCAGGGCGAGCCAGGACTTGCCGAGCTTTGGGCGGCCGGCAAGGACGCTGGCACCCTCGGGGATGATGCCTTCCACGGCCCAGCGGATCGGCG